ATGACCAAAAAGGAACGGATGCGCTTTGTACGTGCGGAGATGGTTCGCGCTGGAGTGTCTAACGCTGATATCGCTCGCGAGGAGCAGGTCTCCACGGTTTACGTCTATTACGTGTTGGCCGGCAAGCGCCAGGGCTATCGCATCAGGCTCGCGATAGCCAAAAAGGTTGGCAAACCGGTTGAGGCACTTTGGCCCGACACACCAGTCAAAGATAGGAGGGCAGCGTGATGCTTAGTGAACAGCAAATAGAGCTTATTGCCAGCTTTATGTACAGGAGTTCTCGCGGGCTTGTTGCAGTTGAACCTGGAGCAGCTCGGCATCCTGATGAACCTTCCTGTGACAAGCCGAGTACTCCTCTTCGGATAGATCACGTCCAAGAATAATTTGTTGTTCTACCACTGCGCTGTTAAGCGCACCGAGCATGGTCCAGGCAAGAAGTTTGTCAAATTGGCTCTAATTCATGATTCCTCCGGCGAGCGCAGTCTATCAAATTGAGTTTGATTTTAACAGCATGAAAATGGGGCGGCAATGTCGAATCGAAACGGGAAAAAAGAGAGGGGCGTATCAGGGCAGCAAGGTCTGTTTGACACTACCCTGGCAGAAGGCACTTTCGATGTGCTTCTCGGGCTCAAGCAGCTCTTGTCGCGCGAGATGAAGGGTCTGGACCGGTACCTGATCGCAGCGCAGATCAGCCGGCTCACCGGCCGCGATCTCTCAAAGGAGATGCTCGACAAGTACGTGGGCAGCGATTTGGCATACCGGCCGCCCGCCGACCTGCTTGTGGCTTTCTGCCACGTAGTCGAATCCACAAAGGTCTTCAGCTACCTGCTTGAGCCCCTTGATCGCGATGTCCTCCATCCCGAGGACCGCGACCTGGTCGATCTGGCCCGGCTGCAGGAGCAGCAACGCACCATAGAGACACAGATCCAAGACATCCGCCGCAAGCGCGGATTACTGAAATAGGGAGGTTACATGGCACAGACGACGTACAAACGCATCGAGGCAGTATCTAAGGCGATAGCTATTCTCGAATTTCTCGCGACACAGAAGGGGCCCGTAACCGGGCCGGAAATTGCGCGAGCGGTCAATATTGCAGTGGGGACGGTCATGACCCAGATCGTCACCTTGCAGGACCACAACCTGGTCAGGAGTGTCGGCTCCGGGTACGAGCTCGGTATGGGTGCCGCCATGCTCTGGGCCCGCAAGAAGGCGCTCCTCGAGGGCGAAAGATACCGGATTGACCAAGATCTGAAAAAACTTGAGGAGGAAGCATAGGCATGCCCAGACAGAAGCGCGACATCGATACCAGCACCGCAGTGACCCTGGTCCAGGCCGAGCACCAGGTCGAGAAGACAACCCTCATGCAGCAGGAGGAGCGCGAGCGGTTGATAGCTTCCACCCACCAGATGATCGGCCAGATCAAGGCCGCCGACATGTTCGGCAAATTCGCCAACGTTAGCAGTTTGGTGTGGCTGCAGCAGGTCAAGGAATCGAAGATCTACAAGGATCTCCCCGGCATCGGTACATGGGAAGAATTCTGTAATAGCGTGAAGTTATCGCGCCAGAAGGTCGACCTCGACCTTCAGAACCTTGCCACCTTCGGAGAGGAATTTTTGCTAACCGTTAGCAGTTTATCCGTCGGCTACCGCGAGCTCCGCAAGCTTCGCCACCTCTCCGCAGACGGCGTCTTCCAGATCACCGACAAAACCATCCAGATCGACGGCGAGGTGATCCCCCTGGATCCCGACCACAAAGAGGATCTGCAGGCGGCCATCGAGCGCGTCCTGGACGAAAAAGCCGCCGCCCTGGACGACGCCCAGGCCACCATCAAGGCAAAGGACCGCGTCCTGGACAGCAAGGACGAGGTGATCAAAAAGCAGGAGAAGGAGCTGCGCAAGCTCTCCAAGGACGCCGAAGGGCGCGACCTGCTCCCCGCCGAGGACGCCTTCCTGCAGCGCATGGAGAACCTGCGCACCTCCTTCGACGGCTACCTGCTCAAGGCGGATCCCGATTTCGTGATGAACGAGTACCAGGGCGTCGGCGAGATCACCCCGCGCATGCGCGCGGCCCTGATAGCCACCCTGGACTACATGAAGATGCAGCTTTTGGCCGCCCACGACACGGCGGTTACCAACTACGGCGATCCGTCCATGAATCCCGAGATGCTCGCCGGGTTTGACACCTGGACCAAACAGCAGGGCTAAGCGCCTGTGGGTATGTGATCTTGTCCTTTAAGGGGAATGCCATGTGGCAACGTGAAATGGTTGCAGAGCTGAAGAATGCCAAGCCCAAAGCGCGGAAGACCGTGCTGGAGACGTATCAGAAGCTGCACGGCTACAGCACCGAGCACCTGTACCGGATAGCCCGAGAGCACGGCTTCACCTCCGGCCGCAAGCCGCGCGCCGACAAGGGGCTGAGCGTGCTGGCCGAGGAGCAGATCGAGTTCGTGGCCGCCGTCATCTACAAGACCGGCCGCGAGAACAAGGGGCCCATCATGCCCGTGGAGAACGCCATGGAATTTGCGATCGACAACGGCATCATGACCCGGGGCGAGATCAGCGTCGGCGGCATGCAGCGGGTGCTCAGGCAGCGCCAGCTCGGAAAGGACAATATGAACGCCCCTACCCCACATACCGAGATGCGTTCCCTGCACCCCAACCACGTGCACCAGGTCGACGTATCCACCTGCATCCAGTATTACCTGGACGACAAGGGGATGGCCATCATGCGCGAGGACGAGTTCTACAAGAACAAGTTCGCCAACTTCCAAAAGGTCAAGATCCCGCTGCAGCGCTACGTCCTCACCGACCACTTCTCCGGCTTCATGTTCGTCTACTACTACCTGGCCGCGGGGGAGACCGCCGAGAACCTCTTCGACTTCCTCTGCCGCGCCTGGGAGGCCAAGGAAGAAGGCAACTTCCCCTTCCGAGGCGCCCCCTTCTCCATGCTCATGGACGGCGGCTGCAGGGCGAAGGCCAAGGCCCTGGGGCAGGGTCTGTGGGACGGCCTCTCCATCGAGATCATACCGGGCACCACCCGTAACTCCCGCCGCCAGGGGAGCGTCGAGCAGTCGCATAACATCTGGGAGCAATGGTTCGAGACCCGGCTGCGCATCGACCCGGCGAACACCATTGAAGACCTCAACCGCAAGGCACGCGGCTTCTGTATCTGGCTCAACGCCACCCGCAGGCACACCCGCCACGGCATGACCCGCCTTTCCTGCTGGATGCTGATCAAGCAGGAGCAGCTGCGCGAGCTCCCCGATCGCGCCGAGCTGCACGAGTTGATGAACAAGCCCGAAGTGACCCGCGTGGTCAACAACCACAAGATCAACTACGACAACAAGGTGTTCAACCTGAAGCACGCTAACATCCCCCACGGCGCCACCGTCAAGGTCATTCGCAACATCTGGAAGTACAAGGACGGCATCATCACCGTCGCCCACGACAACAAGCTCTTCGAGGCCCGCTCCATCGAGCGCCTCCCACCCGAGCAGGGCGGCTTCGCGGTCAACTCCGCCATCATCGGCCAGGAGTTCAAGGCCCAGCCCGAGACCGAGACCCAGAAGGCGGTTAAGCGCCTGGAGGAACTTGCCACCGGCAGCAAGGAACCGGACAAGAAGACAACCCCCTTCGCCGGCCTGAACGCCTTCGAGGGCTTCGCGGAAAAAGTCGCCAACGTCGCGACCCTACCGCGGCGCGGCACCCCCATAGAAATTACCCGCACCGACGAACCGGTGCGGATCCCAATCATGGAGTTCCTCAAGCGGCTGCGCGCCGCCGGCGCCACCATCACCCCGGCGCTCAACAAGGAACTCAGGCAGGAATTTGGAGACGCGATCGAGATCAAGGTCGCAGAGACGGTAATCGAGGCGATCTGTGCAAACAACGACTGGCGCGAGACGGGCACCAGGATGGCACAGGCGCAATAAGCAGCACCAGGCACACCATTTCATTCAGGAGGTGACAAGGTGTCAAGAGCCAAGAACCTAGACAGGACCCCGCAGTACAGTTTGCCGTTTGTCCCCATCGTGCTGAAAGACCTCGCCATCGAGTGTGGCATCACCCAGGGGGACCTGGCCTCCGCGACCGGAGCGTCCAGACCCTCGATCAACCTCTGTTTCAACCGCGGTTACATCCCTGAAATCAAGAATTTTCCGACCTTCCGGGAGGACATCGAAGCCGCCGTCCTGAAGAACCCGACAGCCCAGCAATATTTGGTGCTTCACGGCATGCAGATCCAGGACATCTGGCAGCCGGTAGGGCGGGAACTTCGCAGGAAATCTCCGGCAGGGCATGACACGCGCACCATCCGCGGCTTGGCCGCACACAAGGCGGCACTTGCTCCGGGCAACCCGGAGGAACTCATATCTCATGTGGAGGCAGAAATGATCACCCAGGAAGCACGGAAGCACTTCAAGTTGTTCAGGGACCCCTTCCCCGCTAACGGCGGGGTAGAAAAAGACGGCGATATCTTCATGTCGGACGAGCACCGCTTCATTGAGGCATCCATGCTCGACGCAGCCAAGCATTCCGGGCTGATTGCGATAGTCGGGCAGGTAGGCAGCGGCAAATCGGTCATGCGCAAGCGGGTGTTCGAACTTCTGCGCAAGGAAGGCAGCATCCTGACCGTGTTCCCGCAGATCCTGGACAAGGACAGGATCACCTCCAGCAGTCTGTGTGACGCCATCATCATGGACGTCTCCGACAAGAAGCCCAAGGTTAAGCACGAGCAGAAGGCCCGCCAGGTGAAGGACCTCCTCCTGGAGCGCAGCCGCAACGGCGATCGCTGCTGCCTGGTCATCGAGGAAGCCCACAACCTGACCGTACCAGCATTCAAGACCCTGAAACAGCTTTGGGAGCTGGAGGACGGCTACAACAAGCTGATATCCATCATCCTGATCGGCCAGAACGAACTGGGCGACAAGCTGGACGAGCGCCACCACCCCGAGATGCGCGAGGTGATCCGCCGCATCCAGATAGCCCGGATCGAGGGGCTTGGCGACTACATCAAAGACTACCTGCAGCTCAAGTTCAAGCGAGTCGGCGGCAAGCTGGAAGACGTCTTCACCGACGACGCCATAGAGGTGCTCACCAAGCGGCTCACCATCAAGGACGACCGCGGCAAGAGCATCTCCCACGCCTACCCGCTCACGGTCAACCTCTACGCGGTTCGCGCCATCAACATGGCCCACAATATGGGCGAGACCAAGGTGACCGCCGAGGTCATGGAGGCGATATGAGGACCTACTCCTCCGCCAAAGCCACCGGTCGCGGGCTGGGCATCTCTCCGCGTCAGATCAAGATCATCCACACCCTCAAGGGTGCCCTCGGCATGGATCGGGAGAGCTACGAGGCCCTATTGCAGGAGGTAGCCAACGACCACCGGGTCACCAGCTCCAAGCAGCTCAGCTGGGCACAGGCCGAGCGGCTGATCGACGATCTGCAGACCAAGAAGGGGACGCCGCCGACCAAGGCCAAGCGCCCCCTACCTTACGCCGACCTGGATGGCCGGCCCGGGATGGCCAGCGGAGCCCAGTGCCGGCTCATGGCCGCCACCTGGTCCGAAGTATCCCGCGCCCCCGATGCCGAGGCCAAGACCAAAGCCCTGGACCGGTTCATCAAGCGCATAGTCGGCGTCGAGTCGATCCGGTTCGTGAAGGGATTCCAGGTAGAGAAGGTGATGAAGGCCATTAACCAGATGAAAAAAAACAAGGAGGAAGCCAATGCTGAGACGACTGATCAGGCAGATAGCGCGCAGGGTTGACGGGGCCCGCAAGTCCAGGGCCATGAAGCGGTTTATGTCCAGGCGTGCCATGGTGCACGCCCTCTCCGACACAGGGGCCCTGACGCTCCCGTAGAGTTCAACGTCCGACCATCAAAAGGAGGAAAGCACAACATGGCAACACTGAGGGAAATCGAAGACACCACCCGGCTTCTTGCCGACAACCGCGAGCTCTTGAAGCTCCGCGTGGAGAACCTGCACACGGCGATCGAGGAGCTCAAGCGCGAGCACATGAAGGGCATCAAGGAGGCCGCCGCCGACACCGCCAACACGAAGACCGTCCTGGAGGGGATGATCAACGACAGCCGCCACCTGTTCCAGAAGCCCAAGTCCATCATCATCAGCGGCATCCGCGTCGGTCTCAAGAAGGGAGCCGGCGCCGTGATCTTCGACGACGAGGACCTGGTCATCGCCCGCATCAAGAAGATCTTCAACCCCGAGGATCACGACACCTACATCAAGATCACGGAGAAGGTCCGCAAGAAAGCCCTGGAGGAGTTGGACACCAAAATCCTCAAGAGGCTCGGCGTAACCATCGAGGGAAACGGCGAGGTGGTGCTGATCAAGGCCGTAGACAGCGACGTGGACAAGATCGTCAACGCCATGCTGAAGGAAGCCTCCGGCGGTCAGGACGAGATGGAAGAGGCGGCATAGGCCATGGAAGAGATCAAGCGCCAACAGATCATTGAGAAGATCAAGAAGCTGCTGCGGCTTGCCAAGTCGAGCAACGAGCATGAGGCGGCCCTTGCGGCCGCCAAAGCTCAGGAGCTTCTCTCAACCTACAACCTCAACGAGGCTGACTTCTCGGAGAGGGAGATCCCGAAGGAGGCGGGCCTGTCTAGCTCTGAGATCGTCAAGAAGCCGCCCAATTGGGTCTTTTTACTGGCTTCTAGCGTAGCAGGGGCATTCGATAGTCGGTGCTTCTTTCACCAGCATGGGTACATGTGCTTTGTCGGCGTGGATATAGACCACGAAGTGGCCTCTTTCACGTTCGCCTACCTGTACCGGGCCATCGGCCGGCTGGCTCTTCAGTTCATGGGGAAAAGCCAGCAGCGCAGGCTCACGACAAAAGGGAAAAAGAAAATACGGCTGTCCTACTGCCTGGGATGCGCGGACGTGATCTCCCAAAAGTTGAACCTGCAGAAGCAAAAGACGCCGATTACGACCACAGCACTGGTGCCTGTAAAACATGCGCTTATACAGGCCAAGATGGACGCGCAAGGTGTGAGCAGTACGCCGCTCGAAGATGAGGATTTGTCGGATAGGGCTTACTGGTGTGGGAAAAGAGATGGAGCCCGAGTCGACTCGGGTCGCAGAACGATAAAGGGCAAGAAAGAGCGCCAGTTGCGAATTGAAGCATAAGGGTTTGACCCATGAAGCACCGGCCGGAGCTGCGCAAGCTCCGCCCCCTATTTCAGACGTCAAACCAAGCACAGGAGGCAACATGCCACAACCCGGAGGCAGCATCCACTATGCCCGCTACATCAACAGCGAACGCCTGCAGAGGCTGCTGGCGTTCCTTCTCGACGGCAAGCCGCACTCCACCCTGGAGATCATCCAGGGCGCCGGCGTCTGCGCCGTCAACTCGGCGGTCTGCGAGCTGCGCCGCAACGGCTTCCCCGCCTACTGCATCAGCCGCTCAAAGCCCGCCATGTACCAGCTCACCGATACCGATGGCGCCCGCAAGCATTCCGATCGCCTTCTCGGCACCCACCTCGAAGCCGCCGGAGGTATAGCGTGAAGATCCCTGTCGTCCGCTCCTGCGGGCACACGCAAGAAGCCATTTACAAGGGGGCTGCCAGCGCCTGGAAAGACCATGAGGCCCTGCTGAAGCGGCTCCCCTGTACCGCATGTCATACCGCAAACCTGGTGCTACGAGTCAGTCAAAAGGTTCCGTCCCTCTCCGAGCTCTGCTTCGGTGAGGATTAACATCAAAGGAGGCTGTATGAAAAAGATAATCTTGCTTGCTGCCCTGGTCCTTGCCGGTTGCGGAGACGTCGAATGGTTCCCCGAGCAGACGACCACCACCGAGACCCCGGCCACCGTCCAGAGCCAGGACGTAGGCACCCTGGTCGCATCCCTCAGAGTAGGCCCCGGCAACTACACCGTCACCACCACCAAGGGCGTCTTCAGCACCTACACCTCCATGGGCGCCCCGTACCAGACCAAGGTCACCTTCGAGCAGTACACCGACCCCATCACCAAACTCCAGATCGGCAAAGTCCTGCGCGCCCTGCAGCAAACCATCCTGGTCCGCGACGTGCTGGCGTTGGTGCAGTAGCCATGAAAGACCCAGCAAAGAAAGCACTGGAGGCTCTTGGCCATGTGAAGGTGGCAAACAGCCGATGCACCGCAAGATACAAGGAGACCGGAAATCCCGGTTCCGGCCCTCGCAATCCTCCTGTCTGGTGCGACCTCCCGGCAGGGCATGAAGGGCCGCATAGACATGTGACGGGGCACCACTCGGCCATTATGAGCCGGGAACATCTGATCGAGATGAAGCCGCTTCCAGACGTTTGCCAGAAGTGCGGGACCAAGTGGCCGTGCAAGGATGCCGAGGCGGTGATTAACGCCTTTGCCGAAGCCGAGCCGTGCGTCTGTTATCCCGACCACTGCACGAACACGAACCACGGCGAATGCTGGTGCAGCCCTAAACGTGAAGGCAATTTGATCATTCACAATCAACCGGCATAACGCAAAGGATAACCACTATGAGAATGCAGGGCCCGATAGAAATAGAACTAAAAATAGCCATCATCAACGATGATAAGCAAACCGCCGGTACGGTTACAATCGGCATGGGAATGGCCCATTACCCGAACCAAGACGAAATGAAAGCCCGGCTGGAGAAGTTCGCCACCGAGGAGATGCCCGAAGGTTTCCGGCTTATGAACAAGCGAGAGTACTTCAACGCAAAGGTTAGGGAGCTAACCGGAAGCAGAGAGCGCTTTGCTATCCCAGGTGGACAGGATTGGGACGACATGGCAACTGGCGACGATGATGGGACCCCGCTGTAGGCATAACGGACCCCACCCCACCAAAGGTGCAGGTGAAGGGTAGAAAAAACACAAGGAGAGAACATCATGGAAGTGATCGACCGTAAGTTTCAGATTCTGGCAGTTAACCCCGTTAATGGCAAGCGGTACACCGAAGCCGACTCGCTTCTGCTCTGCGCTAAGGATGCCGCCGTACCGGCTGCGCTCTTCGCCTACCGCGACAAATGTGTGGAGCTGAGCGCGAACCCGGAGCACATCGAGAGCATCAACCTCCTGGTCAACAGGGTCATCACCTTTCAGACCATGCAGGGCGGCGGCCGCACTCCCGACACCATCGGAGCGGAGATCCCGCGCTGCCTCAACTGGGAGAGGGGCGTGGAGGGAGAGCCGCGGCGGTTGCCCGGCGCAAGCCTTGCGGCAGCAGTCCGGGACCTGAGGGGGGAGATCGAGAGGCTCATTGATGACTGCATTGAGCCTGGTTCGGCAGCCTATGACAATCTGAAAGACGCCAAGGACCTGTTGGGCGTTCTGGCTCATATCGTCTTGGGATCGACGGTTTCGCAGGCGTTCGGCTCCCCTGGCGACTGGGGCTACGGGACCAAGATCGGCCGAGCACTCGCTGCTCGGGGTTAAAGGAACCAAGTTCACGAAAGTGCAGCGCCGGGTTAAACCGGCAAAGGAGAGATAATGGACAACATGATAACGAGGCTGAGGAGCTATAGAAATGGCGTGCATGGCCAGTTTTTCCTTGAGGTGGCTGCACGGCTGGAGGCCTCCCACACGGAGCTGGTAGCGATCCACGCCATCACAATGTGCATCGCAGAGTGCCCGCCGCACCGGGAAGCCGACACCCTCACAATCAAGGGTGTAAAGAACATCGTTGACCTCGTTCGGATCGCCGAGCAGCAATCGGACGCATTTCGCGCTGAGCGTGATGAGCTTCTTGTCTTGGAGCGCCAGTACACGCAGCGGCAGGGCGAGATGGCGCGGTTGTGCGATACCGTCTGCACCTGGGTACTTGAGCACGGCAACCTGGAAGAGGATTCCCCGGAGGTGAAGGCGTCAGCAGAGGAAATCATGGAGTACGTTGAGGCGGTGCGGCCATGAGCGAAACAGGTGAGAGCAGCGCCAGCATTTACGACCGTATAGATCAGCAGGCTCTCCCCTCGGTACTGGATGCCCTCCGGGCGGGTGCAACTTTGTTCCGCCCCAGCGGCATCAAAAACTTCTACACCGAATGCCGTGACGACAGAGATCCCAACCATGGCCGCGGCATTAGCGCAAAGCTGGTCAAAAAGCTAGAGCAGCAGGGAGTTCTCAGCCGTTGCGGAGTCGATCGTTATGCTCTCGGTGAAGAACCGATACCGACCGCCGCGCCGCTCCCGGTCGAAAGCCAGATGAAACTGTTCTAGAGAGGACTCCATGCAACTGATCTGCCCCTGCTGCCATACCCGCTACCCCATCGACGCCGCCAACCAGGACGAAGCCGCCCGCGACCTGCTGGCGCTCCGCGGGAACCTCCCGCCGCGCTGCTGGGCCCCGCTCATCGCCTATCTCGGCCTGTTCCGCTCCGAGACCAGGGCGCTCGCCTGGGACCGCGCCCTGAAGCTCTCCCGCGAGGTGATCGCCCTCAACTCCGACCCCGACCACCTGGAGAACGCCCTGGTCGAGACCGTGGAAGCACTGCGCCAGAAGAGCGGGCCGCCGCTGAAGAACCACAACTACCTGCGTCGGGTCCTCGAAAGCATGCAGAGCAGTTCCACCGCCCTGGTCCAGCGCGCCACCTCCACCGGAACTTCCGGCCGCCCCCAGGGAGGCAAGCGCGCCGCCGCCATCACCACCCTGGCCGAGTGGGCCGAGGGCGATTGGCTTCGCGCCGAGATCGGCGCCGGCCTCCAGGCCCTGGTCGCCCAGAGCCTCAAAGGGCAACCTGGCGCCGACACCATCGCCCTCGCCGCCGACGTCTGGTACGTGGCTCTGCGCAAGAAGCTCGACATCGAGGAGGTCGACGCCCCCCGCATCCGCAAAGGCTTTGAGAGGCTTTTCCCGACCATCACCGACTGGCCCACCCCAAAGCAGCTCCTTGCCCTGATTCCGGATCGCCCCGCCCGTGTCTCCCTCCCGGAGCCCTCGCCGACGGAAGAACAATGGCAGTGCGGCCTTAACCAGGCCCGCGCACTCTCGGAGAGCTACACCAAATGACCCAGCTGGAACACGCCGAGGAAAAGCTGAAACGGATGCTGGCCCTTGCGGAGATCCCCCGCAAGGCCAGCTACGTTCCGGGCGAGGTCTGCAAGATCCTCGGGATCTCGCCGCCCACCTTCTGGCGCCTGCTCAGCAAGTATGAGCGGGACGCACAGGGCAACCTGCGCCGTCCCGACTGCCTTGACAGCTTCCAGCTCTCCAGCCATCGCCGGGTGCTCTACGACGAGCTGGTCGCCTTCCTCTACCGCAACAACAGCTACGAGCGAGCCAACGCCGTACACCCCGACCAGCTGGCCCTCTTCGCCGATTAACTTGACAGCCTGGACCTATTGGTAGTACACAGGCAAAATTGCCACTTCCCCTTCCCTCCCTCACCACCTGAAAATCCAATTTCCTCTTTAAAATCACTATCAAAACAACAAGAAGCCGAGTGAGCAATCACTAGGCTTTTGTTATTTTGCACCCGGCTATTGATCACCGCGGGGTAGCCCCCGCACAGGACCTCCTTTTTGTTATTGGCCGGCCTTGGGGAGTCACCGTCACCCCCAGGGCAGGCCGCATTTTCAAATTCAGAGGGACGCATACCCGAGCCTCCGTGATCCTCGGCGAGTCCCGTTTTATACGACGCCGGACCGGCAATGGAGTGGAGCCGGACAAACAACGGGGGGGGGAGAAACGGTTCCCTCCCCCAAATCCAGGGAGCACCAATGAACCAGGAAAACCTTCTCAGACTTCTCCGCCTCGTCATCCTCGCCAACGAGGTCCCGGACCGCTCCGCAATCCTGCGCTTCTCGGACGCGGACGGCGAGCATAGCGGCAAGAGCGGCTGGTCTTTCGGCGAGAGCCAGTTCGACATCGCCAACAACCCGACCGCCGCCGTCTGCCTGCGCGCCTGCGGCTTCAGCGCCGAGGAGATCGCCGGACTCAAGGCCCAGGCCATCGACGTCGCCCCCTTGAACAAGAAGCTCCAGGCCAACGCCGCCATCGTGAAGAAGTTCGACGACATCCAGGTGAGCTCCTGCCTCAAACGAGCTCAAGCCATACTCGAGCGCCGCGGCATCGTCCCCCAGGACCCCGCCGCCCGCCTGGCCGTCGCCGACTACCACAACCAGTACTACCTCTCCGATCTCGACCAGCCGGGAACCCTGGTCCATTTCCTCCAGGGGCTCAAGCGCCCGTTCACCGCCGAGGACGTGCTCAAGTTCAAGCTGGAACAGACCACCTACGGCAAGAAGCGCCCCAAGGACTGCCAGCGCCGCTACGACAACCTGGTGAGGATCGTCAACGGGTGAGGCGTGTCCTGCTCCTGGCACTCCTGCTGCTGCCCGGCTGCAACGGCCAGCTCACCGGCTACAACCTGAAAGGCACGCTCGGCCAGACCGTCTACGACGACGGCAGCCATTCCACCTATACCGGCGCCACGATCGACGCTCATTTCGACGTGAAGCCCAAATAAAGCCCAAGGAGGATCTATGTGGTACCTGATCGTAGCTCTCGTTTATTTCGCCGCAATAATCGGGGTGATGGTGTGGATGAAAAAGGACATGTCCCTCACCCTGCCGTTTAAGATCGCTTTCGCCCTCGCCCTCGTCGCCGGCTGGGCGTTGCCCGCCCTGGCCGCCGACATGCTCCCGGCCCACGAGACAGCCGCACCGGCCTCCGCTATAGGATCTGCGCTGCAGACCTTCCTGCAGCAGACCATTTTGCCGGTTGTGAGTGCACTGGTCCTCGGCCTCGTCTCCCTCCTTTCCACCCGACTGGGACAGAAGTACAAGATCCAGACCTTGACCGAGAAGAACAACTTTCTGTTCCGCCTCGCCGCCCAGGGCGTGGCCCTGGCCGAAGAGCACGCGGCCAAGCTGGCTGGGTCCGTCTCCAAGCTCACCGGCCGGGATAAGCTGGACATCGCCGTTTCCCATCTCCTCGCCTTCGCCCCCACGATCTCCCGGGAACAGGCCGAGAACATCGTCCACTCCATGCTCGCACAGATCCCCGGCGCCGGTGCCACGGGTGAGGCGGTGACGCTTCTCCCCCAGGAGGGAGGGTACTCGATCCCGGCGCCCGGGTTCGACGTCATCGCCGGCGAACTTGCCCCCATGCAGCCGGTACCCGCCCTCTGATGCAGACCTCAGTCACCACCGCGATCCTGTCGCTCCTGGCCTACCTGCTCCCGCTCATCGTCGAGGGGGTCAAGGTGTACCGGGAGCGGCAGAAGGGAGCCGACCATGAAGCGAATATCCAGAACTACCGCAAGGCGCTTGGCAAGGGAGATCCTGCTGCTCTCAGCGCTCGCCACGCTGATCAGCACGACCGGGTGCTCGAAGCGGTACGTGGTCGTTGAGGGCGATGGGACTGTGCAGGTAAAAAAAAGCGAACTGGACCGCCTGTACCAGGATAACGAGCTGCTCATCAAGGCCCTGGAGGAATGCCGCAATGGCAGATGAGATCGACCTGGCGCAGGAGATCAGCGAGCGCCACCTGGAAGCGGCGCTCGCCGGGCACCTGGACCACAAGCCTGCAGCAGAGAGCCTGACCCATTGCGAGGAATGCGGCCGCCCCATCCCGGAGGGGCGCCGGCAGGCACAACCCGGGTGCACCAGGTGCGTCCGGTGTCAAAGCGGAATTGAAGCGGACATCCTTACCCACTGGAGGAATTAGTGACACCCGAACAGATAGCGGCCCTGACTGCCATTTCCACCATCATCGCCAAGGTAGGCACCTGGCCTATCGGCTCCATCATCGCCGCCATCGTGTTCGGCCCCTGGGTCGTCATGGGATTCATCGCCCGCGGCATGGAGAAGCGCCACGAAGCCGCCATCCACATGTACGAGAACAACGTGGAGCTGGTCAAAAACTACGAGAAGGTCGCCAAGGGGCTGCAGGACATCATCGTCCTCTCCACCCAGACCATGACGCGGGTGCAGGAGAGCGTTGACACCAACAAGTACTGCCCCCTGATGAGAAAAGACCCCAAGGTGGAGAAGCAGCTATGAGTCTGGAACGTGTCGCAATGCAGGGCAAGCTGGCGGAGCTGCAGCAGCAGGAGAAGAAGCTCGTCCTCAAGGGCGAGGGGCTGTGCACCGCGATCCGCCAGGGCCTGAATACCGCCCTGAACCCCTTCACCGAGCTGGAGATCCCCCAGGTGCAGAGCCAGATGGACGACCTGGTCATGGTCTGGGTCGAGATGCAGCAGGTGCAGAGCAGCATTGGCCGTTTGCAGAAGGAGCTGCGCTGATGGCCGTCAAGGGTGACAGGAGCCGCCTGGAGCCAGTGGCCCGCATGCTCTACGTCGACCAGGGCCGCTCCCTCACCGACATCGAGGAGACCCTCGGCGTCTCGCGCCAAACCCTCTCCGAGTGGAAGGCCCGCACCAGGACCTACGGCGAGGAGCAGGACGAGTGGGACAAGGCCCGCGCCGCCAAAGAGGGGTACGAGGCGCATCTCATCGAGGTCCGCGACAAGCTCATGCAGGAGATCAAGGACAAGCCGCTGCAGGCCTCGAAGCACCTGAACTCGCTCTCCATGGTGGACGCGATCCTGGACCGCCGGACCAAGGCCCTGCGGGAAAGCGCCGAGCGGATGGCGCAGCAAAAAGGCGAGATGTTCCTCGCCTTCGTGAAAGACCTGATCGAGTTCGGCAACAAGGTCGACCCGGCGATCACGGCCGTCATCCAGGAAAACTTCGACGACCTGATCCAGTGGGGACGGGAGAAGTATGCAGCTTAGCGCGGCCAAGAAGAAGCTGTTCGACAAGGAGGTAGAGGCGCTCCGCCAGGTGATCCAGGCGAGCGCCAAGCCCTTCCCGGAAGACAAGAAGGCCCAGCGTGAGCGCAAGGCGCGCGCCATGCAGGACCTGGACTTCTTCAACCGCACCTATTTCCCGCACTACTTCACCAAGCCGTCCAGCCGTCTGCACAAGTACTTCGCCGAGCGCTACCTCGCCCTGGTCAACAGGGCCTTCGACACTGGCGAGGGGGACAAGGAAGCGAACGCCGCCCCCCGCGGCAACGCCAAGAGCACCACCGGCACCTTTGGCCTGCCGCTCTGGGCCGCCGCCTTCCGCAAGAGAAGGTACGCGCTCATCGTCTCCGAGACCCGCAGCCAGGCCGAGGCGTTCCTCTCCTTCATCAAGATCGAGCTGGAGACCAACGAGCGCCTGCAGCAGGACTTCCCCGAGCTGTGCGGCGAAGGCCCCGTCTGGCGCAGCGACATGATCGTCACCAGAAACGGCGTCAAGATCCAGGCCGCCGGTGCCGGCCAGAAACTGAGGGGCTTACGCCACGGCGCCTGCCGTCCCGACCTGGTCATAGTGGACGACCTGGAAAACGACGAGTCGGTCGAGAGCCCCGAACAGCGCAAGAAGCTGGAAAACTGGTTCTTCAAGGCCCTGATGAAGATCGGCCAGCCCGACACCGTCTTCATCGTGGTCGGCACCATCCTGCACTACGACTCGCTCCTCTCCCGCCTGCTGGTCAAGCCCGGCTGGAAAGGCCAGAAGTGGAAAGCGGTGATGAAGTGGGCCACCGCGACCAAGCTCTGGGACGAGTGGGAGCGCATCTACGCCGACATCAGCATCGGCAAGGAAGCGGCCGAGATGGCCGCCGACAACTACTACGCCGCCCACGAGCGCGAGATGCTGGCCGGCACCGAAGTGCTCTGGCCGGAGATGGAGCCCTACTACTACCTGATGAAGATGCGGGCCTCCGACGGCCCCGCCTTCTTCGAAAGCGAGAAGCAGAACGAGCCCCTGAACCCCGAAGACCAGGTCTTCCTGGAAGAGTGGTTCCAGGACTGGGAAGACGGCGAAGTCGACCTCACCGACGTGCCGCACGCCGCCGCCTGCGACCCCTCCCTGGGCAAGAAGAACAAGCACAACGACCCGAGCGCCATCCTGGCCGGCAGGATGAAAAACCGCATCCTGTACCTGGACATCGCCGACATCGAGAAGCGCCCGCCCGATCGCATCATGACCGACATCCTCGTCTACCACGAGCGGGACCGCTTCGACAAATTGCGCATGGAGACCGTCCAGTTCCAGGAGTTCTTCTCCCGGACCCTGGAGCAGCTCTCCCACGACCAGGGACTGACGCTCAACATCGACGAGCATACCCCTAACACCGACAAAGACTTGCGCATCATCCGGCTGCAGCCCTGGATCAAAAACGGATGGATCAGGTTCAAGGCCGAGCACCGCGAGCTAAAGCGCCAGCTGATCTACTACCGCCCTAAGGGGCGCGGCGGCCACGACGACGGCCCGGACGCCCTGGAAGCCCTGCTTGACCTGTGCGAAGGCGCGATGATCACCGCCGCCTGCGCCAAGCCCGCAGCCGAAGACCAGGAAGAACGCCGGGAGAGCCTGATGGGAAGAATGGGAAGCCGCATGGACAGAATCCTCGGACGAAGGAGAGCCGCCTAGATGAACGTGATGGGATGGGTTACCGAACGCCTTTTCGGCGCAGCCATAGAACAGAAGGTGCAAGAGCGCCTCCCTGCCGCCGTAGCCGGAGACAACCCCGACGTCCAGTGGCGCCGGCTTTCCGGCAACAGCGTCCGCGAACTTCCCATCGCAACCTGGGCGCGTCAGTGCGAGGTCTGCTACTGGCTCTGGAAAACCAATCCCCTGGGCAACTGGCTGATAGAGACCCTGACCTCCCTGGTCGCCGGGCAGGGCTTTACCTACACCGCCGAGAACGACGAAGTCCGCGACCTCATCAAGTCGCTTTGGGACGACCCCATCAACGCGTTTGACCTGAAGATCGAGGGCAAGGTACGCGAGCTGGGCATCTTCGGGGTGCAGTGCTGGCCCGTCTTCAAAGGCGAGCAGACCGGGCGGGTCCGCCTGGGCATGGTCGACCCCGCGCAGATCCAGCAGATCTACACCGACCCCGAGAACGCCGAACTGCAGATCGGTGTCAAGATCGCCAACCTGCAGACCGGCCTGAGCCGGTGCCTGAAGACCATCCTGGAGGAAGAGTCCGACTCCGTCATGAGCGATGCCGCGCGCGAGCTGCGCGACAGCTTCGAAGACGGCGAATGCTTCCTCTTCAGCATCAACCGTGTATCCAACGACCCCTGGGGCACCAGCGACATCTTCGTCCTGGCGGACTGGCTCGACGAGTACGAAGACTTCATCTACCAATACTCCGAGAAAGCCAGGAAGCAGAACGCCTTCATCTGGGACGTCACGGTGGAGGGCGCCGACGACAAACAGTGCCAGAAGATCGCAGAGGAGTACCCGAAACAAGGCGACGCTGCCGTCCGGGTGCACAACGAAAAGATGAAGTGGGAGCCGAAGGCCCCCAAGCTACAGGCTATCGAGATCAAGGAAAGCGCCAGCGTCTTCCGTAACCACATCCTCGGCAACAAGTCGATCCCCGAGCACTGGTACGGCGGCGGCGGAGACGTGAACCGCTCCACCGCAGGCGAGAGCAACGAGCCCATCCTCGCCTTCGTGCGCAGCCGCCAGAACATGGTGAAGCACTTCCTCACCCAGATCATCCGCTACGCGATCCGCAGCGCCCTGGACGCCCGCTACCTCAACGTGCCCGAGGAGGAGGCCTTCAAGTACTCCATCAACATGCCGGAGGCGACCAACAAGGACCTGACCAAGCTCTCCACCGCGGTGCGCGACATCGTCACCTCCCTGGGGGTGGCCCAGATGAACAACTGGGTAGACCAGGCCCAGGCGATCAAGCTCTTCGCCTTCGTCATCGCCATGATCGGGTTCGAAATAGACACCGACGACCTGGTTGACAACGAGCCCGGCGGCGAAGATTACCCGACGAAGCAAAACGGCCCGACACTGCCAAAGACACCCAAGGGTGAAGCAACGGGCCTCTGATACCGTTGACACCCTGTTATAAACGCGATCTCGCCCGTTGCCGCCGATACGCAGTCCGCCTCACGGAGAAAAAATGCCCCTGACGGTCACCACAAGGATAAAGGAGCTGCTCAAGCAGAGGGACGCCCGGATCATCTCCGGCAGCCAATACGTCCAGGAACTCCTTGCCCAGGTGCAGAGAGAAATCCTGGCCGAGCTGGTGGCGATGCCCTCCGACAGCTACAGCGCCTTCCATCTGCGCCAGACCATGGCCAGCATCGAGCGCTACCTCTCCAGCTTCGAGTCCGGTGCCGACCGGGAACTCTCCAGCGGCCTCACCGCCAACTGGGACATGGGCACCGACCTCTTGTCGTCGACCATGCACTCAGCCGGTGGCGGCAGCGTGTACCTGGGCACGCCGCACCTGACCGGCAACGTGCTCGACACCCTCAAGGAGTTTACCTTCGGCCGGGTCCGCTCCGTGAGCAACGACCTCTTCACCAGGATCAAAGGCGAATTGACGCTGGGGATACTGGGGCAGAAGACCCCTGCGCAGATCGCCGCCGAGATCGCCGGGAGCCTCCCCGGTCCCAGCATCTTCAAGACCGTGGCCGAGCGCGCCGAAGTCATCACCGGCTTAGAGATGGGGCGGGCCTTCAGCGTCGCCAACCAGGCGAGCATGGAAAGTGCCACCGACGTGCTCCCCGCTCTCAAAAAGATGTGGCTGCACGCAGGCCACCCCCGCGCCCCGCGCCAGACGCACCTGCTCATGCACGGTCAAACCCGGGAGATGGACGCCGTCTTCTACCAGGCCAAAGATGGCGGCGCCGTCAGGTACCCGCGCGACCCGCAGGCCCCGATCCAGGAGGTCATTCGCTGCGGCTGCGACCACATCCCCTACATGGACAAATGGGGGGACGCCGCGACCTTTGCCGCCAGTTGGGATCAGACCCAGTACCAGGTGAATTTCAAGAAAGCCGCATAACCGCAACCGTCCGACCAGTCCGAGAAGTCCGACCGGTCCGACCCACTAAGGAGGAACACCGTGGAAAAGAAAGACAAGGCAGGCGGGCTCAGCAAAGCCCAGGTCAAAGAGCTGATCGCAGCGCAGATCAAGATCCTGACAGACAGTACCGGGAAACAGATTGCCCTCCTCGTGGAAAACGAGGGCGTAATGAAAAATCTTGCAGATGCGCTTGCGGCCCTCGGCCAGCGCGTCGAAGCCTTCGAGGAACGCCTCCTCGCTCTCCCCGCCGCCCCCTTCCTCACCGAGGAAAGCGTCATCGACCTCATCGAGGCAGCCATCAACCAGAACAACAACGCCGGCAGCGCCGAATTCCAGCCCCCGTTTGACCCGGACTGGCTGGATGGGCTCTCCTTCTCCAGCTCGGAGAGACGCAAGCCGCGCGCCCCGAGCGACCGCCCCGTCCACGTCCCGACCACGCGCCCGCTCACCACCGAAGACGTCCTGGCCTACAGCGTAGGCGAAGATAACGTCAGCATCATCTCCCGGGACGGCATCAAACACGTAGTGCCGTTCTAAGGGGGGGGGTGACCTGTGAAGTCCAAGCACAAGGACAAAATGAGCTTTCAGGAAATCATGCAGATGGTCCGGGACGCCATCTGCGCCAAGGAAGGGAAAGACTTCCACTGCTACATCGAGGACATGTTCCCCGATACCGTCGTCTACGAGTCCGGCGGCCCTGACGGCATCTGCAAATGCTACCAGCGCAGCTACAGCATCGCAGATAACCAAGTCACCCTGGGGGACGCCGTCGAAGTCCAGCGGGAAATCTCCTATGTCCCCCTGAAAGCCGCCTGCATCCTCATGGCCGCCGTCGAAGGGGACACCACCGGCGCCAAGTGGAAGGTAAAGGTCGTCGAGTTCGGCCCGGACAAAAACGGCATCAACTGGGACAAAGCATCGCTTACCGCGGCGCTTCCGCTTTTCGACGGTGCCAAGGTCTTTGCTCTCAACACAAGCCAGCACCAGGACCCGAAAACCGCCTCCCGCTTCGGCAAGTCCCCTAGGGAACTGGTCGGCGCGCTCACCGCCGCCGTCATCGGGACCGACGCCGTCTACGCGGACATGGTCATCATGCCCTCTGCGAGCTGGCTGCAGCAGGATCTCCAAGCCTGTAACGAGCATGGCATCGGCTACGTCTACGGCTTGTCCGTAGACGTGAAAGCCACAACGAAAAAAGTGATGGTAGCCGGCAAGCCTATGGTGGCGCCGGGCGTCATCAAGGGAGTGCAGGTAGACGTGGTGTACGAGCCCGCCGCCGGCGGGAAATTCATTCAGATGGCCGCAGCCGTACAGGCAGGCCAAGAGGAGGAAGAAGTGATATTCAAGAAACTTTTGGCCGCTGTCCAGGGCAAGAATCCGACCCTGCACACTCAGATCACCGCGGCGATCGCGGCGGGGACCATGACCGAGGACGAGGCGATCAACCGCATCGCGGCAGCCGCCGTCACCGCCCAGGGTGGCGACGCCAATGACCAGAATATGGTCGCCTCGGTCGTAAACTCCCTCACCGCAGCCTTCACCGACCAGACCGGCGCCGACACCCTCCAGCAGATGCGCCTGATGTCCTGCCGCATGACCCTGGACACCACCCTCACCGCCAGCGGTCTCCCGCTCGCGGCCCAGCAGTTGGTCCGCGACCGGTTTAAAGACCAGGTCTTCGAAGACACCGCGCTGCAGGCCGCCATCCAGTCCACGAAGGAAGCGTTCGACACCTTCACCGCCTCAGGCCGCGTCACCGGCGCCGGCGAGACCCGCGTCCGCTTCGAAGGCGTCGACAAGCTTCAGGCCGCGGTCGACCAGATGCTCGGCGTGAAAGTCGCCGACGACCTCAAGTCCGCAGCCCCTGGCTTCACTTCCCTACGCGCCGCCTACGTCGAGATGACCGGCGACGCCGATGTCACCGGCGTCATCACCCCCGAGAACTCCCGCAGGCTGCAGGCCGCATACGACGGTACCAGCTTCGCCTACGCTCTGGGCAACACGCTTTATCGCCGCGTCGCCCAGGACTACCGCGAGGTCCAGGACTACGGCACCTCTCTCCTGGTTGGTAACAATATCCGCAACGCCCGCGACTTCCGCAAGCTGGAAACCATGCTGATCGGCTACTACGGCGATCTCCCCACCGTCGATACGGACATCGACGACTACCCGGATCTGGGCGAGGTCGCCGACGAGATGGTGGAATACGCCCTCATGGAGCAGGGCGGCATCATCACCATCAAGCGCAAGACCATCATCAATGACGACCTACGCCTGGTCGACCGCATCATCAGCCGGCTCGGCCGTGGCGCGCGCCGCGGCGTCGCTCGCAAGGTCTGGACCCCGTTCCTCACCAACGCCGCCTGGAAGGGTGACAACAAGGCCATCTTCCACGCCGACCACGGCAACCTCGGCTCCACCGCCTACGGCATCGCCCCGGCCCTCGCCGCAAAAGTGGCCATGGCGCAGCAGAAGGAACAGGGGAGCAACGAGCGCCTGCTGCTGCGGCCGACCACCGTCTCCTTCCCGAGCGAGCTTTTCGGCATCGTCCGCAACGTGAACACCTACAACCCCCAGGCGGTCGCCATCGAAAACGGCAACTCCATGTACGGCTTCTTCCAGGAGAAAGGGCTCTTCGAGAACCCGTTCATGACCGACGCCAACGACTGGATGATGATCGCCGACCCGAACGAAATCGAGATCGTCGAACTCGCCTTCCTCAACGGCCAACAGGAGCCGCAGATGTTCATCGCCAACAACCCGACCCAGGGTCAGATGTTCGTCAACGGCGGGCTGCAGTACAAGATCCAGCACGACTACGCCGCCGAAGTCGTCGACTTCAGGGGCGTCTACAAGGCCGTCGTTGCCTAACCCTTAACTCGGTGCGCAGTCCGCTGCGCCCCGACAATCTCGCACAAGGAGCGCAGCATGAAAAAAGGCAGTCTGTACTTCAGCGTTATCCTGCTCGCCATGGCCATCGCCGGCGCAGCCTTCGCGGCAACCCCCAACCCGGGGCCGTCCAGCACCGGCTACGAGACCGTCGTCATCCCCATCACCGGCACCTACAGCTCCGCCTCCATCACCCCGGTGAAGTTCAAGGCCCCGTTCCCGTACCGCGTGATCTCCGCCTCCGCCACCGCCCGCGACTCGACCGGCACCAACCCGACGCTCACCGTCGACGTCAAGAGCGGCAGCACGTCCGTTTTTTCTACCCCCGTCGCCGTCACCGCCGGCGCGATCGCCGACGCGGTCTTGGCCACCACCCCCAAGCTCGCTGACGAGGGGACCGTGTCCGTGATCCTGGCCGCAGGCGGGACCTCGCCCAAGTGGCAAGACATCACCGTGCGGCTTGTCCTCAAGCGACAGTGAAGCGTCAAGAGTGAAAGAAGATTTGATCTGACAGAAGAAAGGGGGCGTAGCCCGCCCCCTTTTTGAAGCACCGCGGGATCACCCGCCCAATTTCGACCCCTTCCGGAGGAAAGATGAAATCGCCCGCAGCCATTCACAACGACGAGATAGACCGTGGAGCGACCTTTTACCGGGAGGTGGTCCTGTACGACGACGCGGCCAAGACGCAGCCCACGAGCCTGGCTGGCAAGACCGTCCGCGCCACCCTCATGGACCCGCACGGCCAGCACGTCGCCGACTTCGCCTGCGCCGTCATAGCGACCGAACCGCCCCGCATCGCCTGGAGCATGCCGCGCGCCACCACCGCCCAGCTCGTTCCCGGGAAAGCGTACCGGCACAACCTCGACCTGGATGACGAGGACGGCGTAACCACCGACCGGAAGCTCAAAGGCGAGATCGAAGTGAAGACAGGCCAGGCACCGGAGGCACCGTAATGTTCGCCACCGTAGCAGCCAGGGCCGTCTTTGCCACCGTAGAACAAGCCGCCAGCTTCGCGGCCGTCATGAGTCCCCGGCAAGCCTACGCCGAAGTGACCGCCCCCGCCATCGCCGCCGACAAGAACGGGCGGCTCTACGATCAGGAAAGCGGTCAATTTCTATTTGATGACGTGACAGGGTTAGCACTTACCTGGTGAGGGAGAAGATGAAGAAACAGTCGATCATACTGCTGGCCGTCATATCCGTCTTTGCATCCCTCTGGAGCCATGCCGCCGACACCACCCCGTCTTTGAGCCTCCAGAAGATGTTCCAGGCATCCCCCAAGGAAGCCGCCCCCAGTGGCGCCACCCGGATGATGACCGTCCGGGGGGAAGTGATTCGGCAGATCAGCTTCACCTCCGCGCAAGCCACCGTAGCAGTCGGCACCGTCACCACCGGAGCCGCCGGATCTCCCGTCGAGATCACCAACGTCGGCTCCCCCAACCGAGCAGTGTTCGAGTTCAGGATCCCCAAAGGCGACAAGGGCGACACCGGCGCCACCGGCGTCGCCGGCATCCAGGGCGAGCAAGGTATTCAGGGCCTTCAAGGTCCGGCTGGCGCAGATGGTGCGCAGGGCCCCCCTGGTCCCAAAGGTGACCCAGGCGACACCGGCCCGGCCGGTACCACCGACTATAACGCGCTGCAGAACAAACCCACCCTGGGCACCGCAGCAGCCGCCAACATCGTGAACTCCACGTTTGCGGCCTATACAGCCAGGCCCGTGAGTGCAGCCAAGGTAAAGGAACTAAACGATAGGAAGCTCGATTTCTCCGGTAGCAGTGCAGGGCTTAAAGGCGTGTACACGCACGTCGTTTTTGCCAACCTATCCAGCAGTGGAGCGCGCACTAACTATCCCGCAAAAGTGAGGCTGTTCAAAGGCGCCGGTACAAGTGGCGTATTGGACGGAGTACTGCAGGTCTACTGTGGTGGGAACATAGATTCCAGTTTTGCCGCAGTGCGCTTCTTGGCCGCTGACGGGTCGACTGCGTACCAGTATCGGCGCTACAACGTCGTGGAAGGCGTGAGCGCCGATTTCATCGTCAGCATCACCAGCATTCCGGCCACCGGCAAGGTGCCTCTCATCATCAGAACACGGGACGGCGGATTGCCGACAGACTCCACCGATGCCGTAGTGTCCGAGATCCTCCCGGATGGGTTCAAGCGATACGGCGGAACAGGGACGCTGGAACTTTACAGCGGCCTCGAACAGACCGTGATCTACGAGGACGGCAAATTCCGCAAGTGGTATAGCAAGCCGATCATAGTCCCGGGTTCCTCCCGCTTGAACGGTGCAAGCGGCGATTGGACGCATTTGGAGCCGGGGTATTCTGGGCCTATGCCAAACAACTACCCCTGGGACCGAATGGACATCTACTACGAAGAATCGGTCGATGGCATCAACTGGACCAACAACGGTTACTGCGTAACAACAGGAGCTCGCAGCAACGTGAGAAAGGGCCCTGACGGGCTCTACCACATGTTGGCGTTTCACTTCGATCGGATATATCCGCGCCGCAAGATCGACTATTACACGTCTTCGACAGGCATGCCGAACACCTGGAGTCTTGTAAAAGCCGCCGCCATCGACATGACTTTCGCCCAGGGGGAGGCGGGCAACAATACTTTCTGGTTTGAAGACGGTCAATGGAACGTGCTTGTCGAGGCAAATTACAACGCCGTTAACCCTGCGGTCAGCTGGGTGGGCTTCTATTTTACCGGCCCTTCTCTCGATAGCCTGACGTTGGTACAACCCGATCCGGTCATCCTCCCGCCGTCCGGCAATATGTCCGGTTCCGTAGGCGAAATCCAGCTCCAAAAGATCGGCGGCAAGTATGTGATCTTTGGTCACGACTCCGACGTGGGGAACCTGTCGTTCCCAACATCTAACACGATGTATTCCGCCGACAGCATCTTGGGGCCGTGGAGCCGCCAGTGGTGGGCTCTCAAACTGACGGATACGTTCAACGGCAGATCGGACATGCCGACGAATGCAGACTCCCAGTACGCCGACCCGACTGTCATTGAAGTCGATGGGCGAACCTACATGTACTACGAAAATATCTGGTACGAGCGGTACGACATCCCCACCATGTCTCTCGCAACCTGGGATGCTCCGCTGTCCCACATCCTGGACACGACACGCACCAAGGCAAAGGGCGACGACCTGGTTGCGGAGGGATGGGTATTTGATGACGGATATGGCGAGGTGAGGCCGTCAAACTCCGATTTCCCTACCACATTTTTTCGCAAGGTTTCGACCGACCTTTCCCGGATGCCCGCCGCGATCAAGGTCAAGACCGATGCCACGCACGCCATCAGGGCACGTAAAAGCCTCGCGATCACTGGCGAGAACGTCTTTGCTATTGATGTGAAATCCGAACAAACGGACAAACGGGTAGATTTTCGTTTAGACCGGGATGCAAACAACTCCATCCTGTGTGGTGTCTGGTTCGACACGGACGGATACATCAAGTACTACAACGGCACCGCTACCGCTTCCGCACAAGCTTACTCCGCGTCGACTTACTACAAAGTTGAGATTGTGCAAAAGGCATCTTCCTGGGACCTGGCGATAGACGGCATCACGATAGCTACCTCAATACCCTACTACGCTGCGGGGGCGCCTTCGCACCTCAAAATAGAGCAGCCCGCCGGCGCCATAAGCTACATAGGTCTGGTTCTGGTCACGCCTTACTCAGACCCTGTGACCACCCCTAAATGGGTTGTCTCGTCATCGACTCAAGGACCGCAAGGACCACAAGGGCCGGTAGGGGCACAGGGGCCACAGGGGGCACAGGGGGCACAGGGGGCACAGGGGCCGCAGGGTATCCCCGGAACAAACGGGAATGACGGAATCAACGGGCTTTCCGCGTATGAAGTTGCCATAGGCAATGGGTTCCTGGGCACAGAAGCCGAATGGCTCGAATCTCTGCATGGTGCCGATGGTGCGCAAGGCATCCAAGGCATCGACGGGCCGCAAGGCATCCAAGGACCTAAAGGCGACACGGGAGATCAAGGTCTCCAAGGCATTCAGGGTATCCAAGGTGAGCAGGGACTCCCGGGTGCAGACGGATCGCCCGACACACAGCAGCAGATCCTCACCAAGCTCGCTACAGCCACGGACGGTGCCACAGTAGCGCTCACCCAAGGGGGGACTGAATCACCCATCGTCCCCAAGGCAACTCTGACCGATAGTAGCGGGATAGCCCGGTTTACTCTGTCGCCGGAGCAATTGGTTCTGCTCAAAACCGCAGACAACGGTACCTCGTATCATTTGCGAGTCGACTCTGACGGCGGCTTTGCAGCCGGAGCCCAGTTCACCGCATATACTCCGGCTTCGTCTGGGGCGTCCACACTGCTAGGCCGAAGAGCAAGGACAAGCCTCGCGTTCCCCTCAGCGGCCCAGAACAACGATCAGCTGATGCGAATCCAGGGCCAAGGGCACGGAGCTACAGGCTGGAATGCCAACGCGTCAGCGACGATAGATTTCAAGGCGACCGAGAATTTTTCAGACACCGCGCAGGGCGCGCGCATATCGATCGGGACCATGAAAAACGGGACCGTTACCAGAACCGAAAGGATCAGCATCGGCAATAACATCGGATTGTTCAACCAGAACACGTTCGATGCCACGGCTGATGGTGTTCTGGCCATTAAGAATGCCACCACCGCTCCCGCTGCCGGTCTTGCAGACGCGACGCAGGTGTACTCATCTGATATCGGAGGTGTGGCAGGAAAAGCGGGTATCCACGTAAAGAGTGAAGATGGGAGTGTCACCAGCATTGGCCGCGACGTGACATCCCCAGGGCAGTTTGTCTCGACCATCGCCACTGGCACCCCTCCGCTTGTCGTCGCATCGACCACCGAAGTGGCCAACCTGAAAAGCGCCGACTCCGGCAAGCTGAACGGCCAGACTGCCAGCTACTATGCCAAGGCCAACGGCCAGACGCACGCTCAGGGAGTTAGCTCCACCCTAGACCTGGATGCAAACGACGGCTTCCGCCTCTCCTATTCGAGCGGCACAATTTCTCTCACGGTCAACAATCTGGTGGACGGCAAATACTTTGACATCGAGATTGTCTCCATGTCTTCCGCCCTCACCCTGGCAAACCCACTGTTCACCGGGGCGATATTCCCCAACGGGGTGCCAACCACCGTGGACGCCAACACTCGGACCCACATCACATGCAAAGGGTATGGCACCAACAAAGCCGCCTGCTACACCCTCTCGGAGTCAAAGATATGGCCATAAAAGCGATCATCACCCTTGTCGCCGTCCTACTGCTGATATCCTCCGCCTCGCTGGCGGGGGATTCCCGCAGCCTTTTCCTGGCAGCTACCAACAGAAACGACATCAGCTCGTTTGAGTCCGGCAACGACGGCTGGACCCTATCCGGCTCGATGATTCGGAGCAACGCCTACCCGGCGTATTCGGGTAACTATTTCCTCCACTCGAACTTCGGCAATGAGACAGCCACCAAAACTATAAGCACCGGGGCCGGTAACATCTACTTCTGGTATTACGCCACCAACAACGGAACCAGTTTCTCAATCGACGGGGCTAGCACTGCTGTACCGCTTAACGGGGGTACCTGGACTAAGGCAGGCCCCTTCGCGGTCACAGCCGGATCACACACCCTTGTCCTCACCGGGGCGTATGCCGGCAGGTATGACTACATCACCTTCCCGATGCCGTAAGGAGTCCTCATGCTCCTCCTCTCCGGCCAAATAGTCCACCCCGGTGACCAGTACCTCGGCTGGGGCGCATGGAGCTGGCAGCCGATGCCGATCTGGACCCACAACGAACCGCTGAATCTCGAAATCTGGGGCTGTGCCAGACGCCCCGACCCTGAACCATCAAGGAGAATTTGATGCCGCTGATAGACCAAGTGATAGCAAAAGTGAAGGATGACAGCGGTCGGCTTGCCTACCCCGCCGATTACCAGACCGCCATCAGCGCGGCGCTGAAACGCTACAGCAAGGTGCGCCCGCACGAGGTCACCGCCGACATCGCCGGCTCCGGAGCCAACGACTATGACCTCCCGGCCGACTGGAACGAGGACTTTTCTTCTATCCTCTCGGTGGAATACCCCGCCGGCCAGGTCCCCGAGGAGATCCTCGCCAACGGCGCCTGGAAGATCTACGCCACCCCGGCCGCCCGTAAGCTGAGGTTCCTGGACGCCCCGGCCGCCGGCGAAACCGCCCGGATCACCTACACCATCCTGCGCATTGAGGAGACCGTCGCCGAAGTCGACCTCGATGCCGTCACCGACCTGGCCGCGTCCATCTGCTGCACCATGCTGGCCGCAGCCCTGGGACAGCAGACGGATAACATGATCCAGGCGGACAACGTCAACCACGGCTCCAAGACCGACAACTACCGCCGCCTCGCCCAATTCCTGGAAGGCCGCTACAAGGAGCACTTCGGCATCAAGGACAACGACACCGTCACCGCCGCCATGGCGACCGCCGCGCCCCCCGCGAGCAGGTCCCGGCTGACGCACGGCAGATCCTGATGCTGGCGACGCTCAAAATCACCACCAAAGGCGCGCTCCTCACCCCCGCCGCAGGGAAGATCCTCCAGCGGGATCTGGACCGCCTGGTGACCGAAGCCACCATGCTCTTGCTGGCCGAGGTCAAGAAGTACACCCCGCAAGGCGTCTTCGGCGCCCAGGGCGGTCTGCTCGGCTCCATCAACGCCGAAGTGGTCGGCAAGGGTACACCGCAGGTCAAGGGCATCGTGGCCAGCGCCCACAAGTACGTCGAGGTGATGGAGAAAGGCCGCGCCCCCGGCAAGGCCATGCCGCCCATGGGCACCCTGCTGCGCTGGCTGGAAGTGAAAGCCGGCCTCTCCGCCGATCAGGCAAAGAAGGTTGAGTTCGTGGTGCGGCGCTCCATCGGCCGCAAAGGCTTCGCCGGCGCGCACATGTTCGAAAAAGCCCTCGTTAACAACCTGGAGCGCATCCAGACCATGGCTGACAACTACGGCCTCACCATCGCAACGGAGCTGAACCAATGAGCGAGAAGGACATCCGTCAACAGATCTTTGAGATCATCGCCGGCGAACAGAACCTGGTCGACCCCGTCCACGCCTCCGCGACCCTGGGGATGGTGCACAAGTACGAGCGCTGGACCAGCGACTGGGCGAAGTTCCTGTCCTTCTTCACCGATCCCGAGACCGGCCGCATCTTCGGCTGGGAGATCCGCCGGGCCGCCCGTCCGACCCAGAAGCTCGACTACCAGGAAGAGCAGCGCACCCACAGTTACCTGATCAAGGGGTACATGGGGCTGCAGGACGCCGACCAAACCGAGCTGCTCTTCAACGAGAAGATCGAGGAGCTGACCGCCCTGTTCAAGGCCAACCACACCCTCAACGGAACCTGCCACGAAGCCGGCCCCATGTCCGTCGAGGTCATTGACGAGCGCATGTTCGGCAACGTGCTTTGCCACTACACGGAGATCCGCTTCCCCGTTACCGAAATCGTTTAGGCTGCACCACTCAAGGAGGAAACACCATGGCAAAAATTGAAGTAACCGTGAAAGCCGACGCCGGCGAGCTGGGTATCCACCCCAAGTTCGGCAAGCTCGTCCTGGGAACGAAGCTGACCATCGAGGAAGAAGACTTCGCCGCCGGTCTCTTCGACCGCCCGCACCCGGCCTTTCTGTCCCCGCTTGAGAAAAAGGACCAGGAACGCGCCGCCGAAGAGAAGCGGCCGGTAGGCCACCAGCTCCCCCCGGAAGAGTCCACCGCGTCCACCGCGTCCACCGCGTCCACCAAAAAGGCGAAGGAGGTAACCAGTGCCTAGTCCGATTTCCGGTGCACAGCAGCGCCTGGCCATCAAGAAAGCCACCACTTGGGGCACCGCCGTAGCCTGCGGCGCCAACGACGAAATCATGTTCGGCTCCGGCCAGGCCAAGCGAAGCGCCGACGTCAAGGTCGATGAGTCCCGCGGCAGATCCTTCAGCCTCGACGGCACCCCCGGCCCCGTTGATGGCGCCGCCACCTACACCTTCAACCTGCGCTACGCCGGCATGGAGCTGATCGCCGCCATGATCATGGGGATAGCCGGCATCCCCACCCAGCAGGCGGCCACTGCGGCCTGGCTGCACACCCTGAAGTGGAACACCGACCCCTACGGCCTCATGATCACCGTGGCCAAGTCCATGGTTGCCTACATCGAGGAAGTGCCTACTGCCAAGGTCACCGGCGTCACCATCAGCGGCGAAGTAGGCCCGAATCCGCTGCAGGTCACCCTGGAGGTCATCGGCATCAACCGTGAGGTTGAGTCCGCCGTCAATACCCTGGCCACCTACGCCAACGTGACGCTGCCGACCGACGCCAACGCTCACCCGGTCATGTTCTCGCACCTGGCCTTCCGCATGAACAACGTCGGGGACATCGCCCTGGCGGCTGGCGATCGCATCTACCCGTCCAAGTTCACCCTGGCCACCAAGCGCAAAATGAAAGGGGAGCCCAACGGCCAGTACCGCACCACCGGGACCAGCCCGCAGGACCTGATCGACGAACCCTCCAACGACGGGTTCCCGGAGCTGACGCTCACCCTGGAGTTCCCCAAACATTCCTCGGCCGCCTACATGACGGACCTTCAGAACGACGCCAGGAAGAAGATGGACATCACCGCCGCCGGCGCAACCATCGAGGGGGCCTACAAGTACACGCACGGCTGGCAGCTGCCGCACCTGCAGCTCAAGAACGTGAACCCGACCGACGGCAATGGACGCATCCAGGAGCCCCTAGAGTTCATCATCCACGGTTCCGCCGCGGCCCCCGCCGGCATGGTCGGCGTCACCGATCCCCTCTGGTGGCTGATCACCAGCAAACGCACCACCAACCCGCTGGCGTAGCCGGCTTGAAATCATAGGGGCGGCGAGACACCCGCCCCGAATTACAGGAGATCCGCAATGGCAAAAGTAGGCATTTTCGAGACAGCTCCCCGGCAGTATTTCCCTTACGACGTGGATACCGAAGTCGAGCTGGAGTTCATCAACAAGGAGCGCATGGGCAAAATCGTCAAGAAGGCGGAAGAGATCGCCAGAAAGATGAAACAGCCGCAGGGCGCGATCTTCGACATGCTGCTCGGCAAGGCCGCCGTGACCAACTGGCGCCACAAGAACAGGACCGAGCACCCGGATCATCCCGGCCTGGTCCTTCCGAGCGGCGCGCCTATCGCCTTCACCGCGGAGAACCGTGACATGCTGATGCAGCGCTGCGCGGAGTTCAGCGGTTTCGTTTTCAGCCGTTGCACCGACTCGGCCGGCTACCTGGCAGAGGACGAGGCCCCGGTCGACCAGAAGAGCTTGAGCCAGCTGATCGCCGAAATCGACCTGGAGGATGAGCCCGAAAAAAACGGCTGATCGCATACCTGCGCGCCCAGACCGATTACCCCACGGTGACCTGTGCCGCCTGTGAGGAAACCTTCCTGAAGGAGAAGATCTGGCCGGACTGCACGGAGGCGCGCTGCCCGGTCGGGTTTGACGAGCTGGAGCCGGAAGACATCAGGCTCATGGAGGTGCGCGGCATGCTGGGGCTTCTCAGCGAATTCGGACTGGCCGCGCGGGTATGCAAGAAGTTTCAAGTGACGGACGAGGACCTGGAGCAGCTGGCGCTGCTCGAAATGGAATGCAGGAGACTGGCCAAGGAAACGGCCGGCGGGGGGCAAGGGGATGGCGGAAGTTAGACTGACAGTGATGGGGGAAGACAAGAGCGCTCATGCCCTTGCAGCCGTCAAGAACATGAACGACGGCCTGAGCAACCTCGATAAGCAGCAGCAAAAGGTCACCAGTTCCAGCAACCAAGCCGCCAACTCCACCAAGAACCTCGGCCGCGAGGTCAGCAGCCTGGAATCGAAGATGCGCTCCGTCGCCTCCGTCATCACCGGGGTGCTCACGACCGCACTTCTTGGCCTCTCCATCGTCACCGTCTTCAATAAAGGGATCGAGTCAGTAGATTCCTTCCAGCAGTCGGTGATTCAGACCGCCGCCATGATCACCTCCCTCCAGGGCGGCGACAACATCGCGACCAACTACCAGCGGGCCAAGGAATACGCCGACGGTCTGCAGGTCACCCTGCAGCAGGTGGACGCCCGCACCACGCTGAACCTCACCAACCTGCAGCAGATCACCGAGGAGATGGTCAAGCAAGGGGTGGTGCTCGACAACAACAACGCCAGCCAGGTCGAAGCCTTCACCCGGATCGCCAACGCCGTCGCCGTCTACAGTCGCAACGGCGCCAGCGAGATCCAGGTGCGCCAGGAGATCCGGGCGCTCATGATGGGCACGGTCGACCAGAACAGCCAGCTGGCGCAACTGCTCCAGCGCACGGTCGACGGTCCGCTGAAACAGCAGGTCGACAAGTGGAAACAGTCCGGCACCCTGGTCGAGGAACTCGGCAAACGGCTCTCGGGCTTTGGTATGGCGGCCGAAGACCTGAACCAGACCTGGAGCGCGGTCAAGAGCAGCATGCAGACCTCCGTGGACCTGGTGCTGCGCGCCGGGTTTGCCGGCATCGTCAAAGACATTTCCACCGAGCTGGACAAGGCCAACGAGTACCTGAAGACCCACCGGGAAGAGATCGGAGAGAAGATCCAGAGCGCCTGGGAAAAGGTCAAGACGGTCATGGGCGGCGTCGCCGACGTCGCCACCCTCATCTGGAACAACTTCGAGCCCTTCGCCACCATCATCATCGGCGGCGCCATCATCAAGGGCGTCACCAGCATGGTGGAGATCTTCACCACCCTCTACCGCACACTCCTGTTGGTGCAGGGCTCCATGGTCGCCATCGGCGCACTATCCGGCACCTCCGCCGGCGCCGCAGCAGGTGCGGCCGCAACTGCGGGAGCCGCAGGCACCGCGGCAGCCGGCGGCGGCGTCATGGCGGCGATCGGCGGCGGCCTGGCCGCCACCGGCATCGCGATCGGCGGCGGCGTCGGGCTGGGTTACGCCCTGCAGCCAGCCGTGCGCAAGCTGGACGAATGGCTCTACAAGAAGTACGGCTGGATGCTGACCGGCGAGGCCGCTTTCAACGAGCAAACCGAGCGCGGCAAAGTAGCCGACCAGCGCCTGAGCGAAGTCATGTCCCGCCGTGCCCAGGGCGGAAAATCTCCGGTCCCAGTGGTCAACCTCCAGGACACCCCGGAGCAGATCAAAGACAAGATGGAGGTCATGGGCAAGGAGCTTGCCGCCTACAAGACCCTCCAGGAGCAAAAGTCCGCGCTGGCAAAGGGTCAGTCGGACGTGGAACTCACCATCATCAAAGCGCGCTACTCCCAGGGGCTGGTCACCACCCGCGCCTACTACGAGGAGGAGAGCCGCCTGGCCCTGGCCGCCGCTCAAACCCAAGTTGACGCGGCCCTGCTGTACCAGCGCAAGGAGGAGGAGGTTTTAGCCTACGTAAAGGACAAGAAAGGCGAGAAGAGCGCCGAGTACCAGGAGGAGCTGGCCCGTAACCAAAAGGCCGTATCCGACGTCCAAAAGGCCCAGCTTGACTACGCCAAAACCTTTGTTGACAGCGAAGCGAAGATGGTACAGGCCATGCGGGAGCGCGAGGCCGAGTACGCCAAGATCATCGCCTCCACCATCGAAGCCTCCGGCCAGTACGTAGCCGCCGAAAAAGCCCGCCAGGCCGAGGAGGCCAAGAGCATCGAGATGCTGCGGCTCAAGAAGGAAGCTGAGGAAGGGGTGAAGGGTGCCATAGAGGCGCTTGCCGCCGCCGAGAAAGCCCGGGCGACTGCCCTGGTCGAAGCCCAGAACAAGGAGAACGCCGACCGCCGCCAGTACGCCTCCGACATCGCGGCCATGCGCGACGAGCTGGACAAGCTGAACGGCAAGGACGAGGAGCTGATCGCGAGCGAGTCCAAGCTGCGCGAAGGAAGGGAGAAGCTGCTCACCCTCCAGGACCGCATAGCTCTGGCCTGGGCACAGGGGAACGCGACTGCCATCTCCGGCCTCTCCCAGCAAATCCAGCTCCAAGAGCAGCTGAACGTGAAGCTGCAGGCGTCCCAGGCATACCTGGAGCAGGTAAAAGTCCTGAACGGACAGATCGTCGGCTTCAGCGGGAACACCCCGATCTACGCCAACGGCGGCGGCGCCTTCTCCAACGGCGCCCCGGTAGCCGGCTACCAGTCTCCCTCCCTGGGAGGAAGTGGAAACTTCACCGTCGTCAACTCCAACTCGCCGTTCGTCTCGCTTACCGCGCCCAACCCCTTCGCACTGGACGGCGCCCGCGCCAGCGGCGGCCCGGTCAAGGCCTACGCCACCTACCGCGTCAACGAGGACGGCACCGAGTACCTGACCATGGGGAGCAAGGGCGGGTTTATCACCCCCGCGGGGAAAACACCGGCAGCGACGCAGAGCGTGCAGATCGGCGACCTGAACTTCATCCTGCCCAACGTCACCAACCAGAGCTCCGCCACTGACTTCGCCCGCGAGGCCGTGCCGGAAATCGTCAAGCTCCTGAACAGCAGATTCAAGAAAGTGGCCTAGCGCCAAGGAGGAAGTATGTGGACCCCCGATATGAGCCGTTGCCCGGCCTGCCCGGAAAAAGATGACTGCGCGGACCGCAAGAAGATCTTGCTCGCCCTGTCCAACCTGACCCATGAGCTGAACACCACAGCCGGCCACGTCGACGGCCCCGGCGAAGGCATCATCATCGTCGCCTGCCACCAGCAGCACTGATGCGGCCGGACCTTTTCGACATATACGGCGACTACGCGGACGGCTACTGCGAAAACGCTCAGCCGTCCGCGCTGGCCCACTTCTACCATGCGGCCGGCAGCGTCAACTTCACCCGGCTCCCCTCATATCCGGAGTACGAGCTGAAGTTCGACCAGGCCCTGGAATCAGACGCCGGCCGGGATACCGTCGCATACGCACCAATCGCCCAGGAACTCTTCATAACGCTCCCTTGGCCCCGCATGTTCAAGGCGGACCGGGATAACCTGGAGACCTTCTATAAAGACGTGGTGAAAGGCACGTCCGAAGCCTTCACCTACAGCAATAACGCCTTCGGTCCTGCCCAGCCGGTTCGTTTCACCGGAGCGCTCCCGGTCATGCCCGAGGTCGCCTACCAGCAGTACGAGGTGGCGATCAGGCTGCGGGTCGACCTCAACTATCCCCAGATGACCAGCGCCGGCGCGCCGCCCGCGATCACCGGCAACCGCTTCGTGTTCGGCCCCTGCGCCATCCAGGTCCCGGTCGCCATCCAGGGCAACTCCGGCAGCGGCCTCAGCAAGCATCAGTCCCTGGGGCGCGACTCCGCCGGCGCCAACATCATCTACGATAAAAGCCGCATCATCCAGCGGCAGCACCAGCAGACCATCATGCACGACTACGCCACCTTCCTGGCGCTGCAGGCGTTCTTCTTCAGCTTCGTGCACGGCTGCGCCCAGACCTTCACCTGGGTCGACCAGGACGAAGCCAGCCGGACCGTGCGCCTGGCCTCCCCCTCGATCAAAGTGAAGCAGCTGGCCTATGACCGCTTCCAGACCGAGTTGAGCCTCATCGAGGAGAGCGCCGCGTGAAAACGTTCCCCGCTCTCTTCGCCGCTGAAAAGAACCGCAAACAGGGGGCCGCCCCGGTCTGGATTCTCAAGCTGCAAGCCGGTGGCGTCGACTACTATATTTCCGACAACGCCTTCATCATCACCCCCTGGGGCGTCACCACCAAGGCGTGGGGCAAGAGTTGGGGCAACCTCACCGAAGGCATCAGCGGGTTGATCGACGAGTTCAAGATCTCCGACTACAGCCTGACCTGCAAGGCGGTCCCCACCGACTCCCCCAACATCGCCGACCTCGCCCTGGCCTACAACCTGGAGAAGGACCTCTGCTATCTGTACCAGTGGTACTACGGCTGCGCCGATCCCCCCCAGGAGTTTTTCAGGGGCTACGTCCGCGACTACCCGCTTTCCGAAGGCGACACCATCTGCAACCTGCGGCTCCAGGACGAAAGCCTGAAGTGGCAGGGCGCCTATGTCGGAACCAGGGTCGACCTGGCGGCATACCCCCAGGCGGATCCCGACGGCGTGGGAAAGGTGATCCCGCTCGTCTTCGGGACCGTCAACAAGCTTCCGGCACGCGCCGTCGACGCCGGGAGAATGACCAGCATCCCCAGCGCCCTCAACGCCGGCGCCGTCAGCTTCAGCGTCTCGGAAAGCACCGGGCTCACCGTCGGCAAGTCCATCCGCGTGGACGACGAGGAGATGTACATCTCCGGCGTCGCCGGCGACGTGCTCACCGTCACCCGCGGCTACAACGGCACCCTGGCCGCCATCCACCAGAAAGGCGCCATCGTCTGGGAGGTGAAGGCCACCTTCAGCTACCTCGCCGCCGACCACGCCGTGGACGGGATCCCGAAAGTGTTCGGCAAGGTCGGGCAGGCGCTGCTCGATATCACAGCCGTCGCCAGCCGCTACCTGGGCTCCGGCGCAGTAGCCGCGGTCGGTATGGGGCAGCTGGGCGGCCAGCACCCCAGCTACTTGGGCAAGGCGTGCGTCACCATCCCCGGCTACATCACGGCGAGCCAAGCCGTCAACCTGATGATCAACGACGGCATCGGCGTCAACGACGCCCTCGCCATCATCAGCAACTACCTGGTGAGCAACGGCACCCTGGGCGTCAACGACACCCTGTCTCTGAGCAACGGCACCCTGGGCGTCGACGATACCCTATCACTGACCAACGGCACCCTCGTCGTCAACGACGGCATAGCCGTCACCGACACCATCAGTGTGTCAAACACCATTGGACTGACCGACCCGACCCACAGCCACACGCAGACCGGCAGCACGCAGAACCAGAGCACCACCAACTCGCTGCCGCAGACGCTCACCTACCTGAGCACCAGCTCGTTCGACGGCGTGACGAGCTACTCCGGCGTGGAATACGCAAGGATGTCCTTCAGCGCCTCCTCGATCGGCAGCCCGACCCAGATGGTCTTTTCGATCACCATCCAGAAGCTCGCCGGCATCGCGGCATACCCGGACATCATCCGGTTCGCCATGCAGGGTGGCCCGCTGGTCTACAGCGACACCACCAACTTCAAGGCACTGGCGCAAGGCTCGTCCTACACGTTCACCATCAGCATCACGGCGAACTTCGGCAACGTCATAGACGTTTTTTCAGAGAACACCGGCTACGCCGCGGCGTGGCAGGTAACGGCATGCTCCAGGGTAGTCTCCGGCGGCGCGCCGACCACCGCCACAGGGACAGGCTCCACCCTGTCCGGTACCGTTGCGAAAAGCGGCAGCGCGGCCAAGTCGGGTACCGCCGCTCTTTCTGGAAACGTAGCCAAGACCGGCACTGTGGCCCTTTCCGGTAACGTAGCGAAAAGCGGTTCCGTGGCCCTTTCCGGCAACGTCTCCCAGACCGGCACCGTCGACCGCTCCGGCAGCGTCACCAAAACCGGCACGGTCACCCTGTCCGGCAACTCCGTAGCGAATACCCTTGTCGGCGACGAGCTCCTGGTGAACATCGTCCGCAACGTCACCGCCCCCGGCGACGTCATCGCCAACCTGCTCTCCACCTGGGGAGCAGTAGCCAGCTTTCAGCAGATAGGCGCCCTTCCGGGAAGCTACGCCTTCAACGGAGCCATCACCGACTACCGGAAACTGATCGACGTCATCCACGACCTGGCCTGGCAGTGCAAAAGCTGGTTCAGGCACTCCATGGGGAGCGCGAAGCTGATAGTCCGGACTCTCGCCCCCGCCTCCGTCAAGGCCCTGGCCGCGTGCCGCGTCACCGAGGGGAAAAAAGACCATAGCCGGACCAAGTCCGAGTACGGCGAGACCATCAACGTCATCAACCTGCTCTACGGCCGGGACTGGAGCCAGGAAAAGAGCGACTCCGCCTACACCGGGGTTGTCAAAGGCACCGATCAAACGTCAATTGACAACTATGGCAGGCAGGAGCGCCCCGACCTGTTCATGCTCGATTTCGTGAGCGACGGAGCCATGGCTCAGGATCTCCTGACCTTCTACCTTACCTTCTACGCGCAGCGGCACTGGGTGCATACCTTCGGCACCTGGATGTACGACAGCGAGTTGGAGTTTGCCGACGCAGTCACCCTGGCCTTCGCCGGCAACGCCCTGGTGCAGATAGAAGAAGCCGGGTTCCAGCCCGGCAGCGATACCATTCAAATCAAAGCCGTACAATAAGGAGGCCGAATGCCCACCCCCTTGGTTATATACAGCGAGGTCCTGCGCCTCTTGGAACCCTTCGAAGTAGATGGCAACTTCTTGAGCCTGCGCACGACAGCAGACAGCGCCCTATCCTTGGCCCAGTCAGCCAGCGCCGGCGTTTATCCTTTGGTTACCACCAACGGCATAGTGTTCCCCGCCACCGCCGTCCCCAGCGCCAACGCCAATACCCTCGACGATTACGAAGAGGGGACGTGGACGCCCGTCATAGGCGGCAGTTCCGGCGAGTCCGGCCAGACCTACAACTACCAGGGTGGCGTCTACACCAAGATCGGCAACCGGGTCTTCGCCAGCTGTTTCGTCAAGCTGGCCGTTGCCGGCGTGATCTCCGGGAGCTTCGCCCTGATCAAGGGCTTGCCGTTTGCGCCTGCTCTTGTTGCCGGCAATAGCCCAGCCGTCATGTATTGCACCGACTTTGCGAGCCTCGCCACCAATTGGGTCAACATCAACGGTGGGAACCAGTATCTTGGCACCTCCTGCGCCATCTCTGGTCGCAAAGCGGCAGCCGCAGGGCCTACCATCGACCTGTTGACCCCCGCCGACATAGGTGACTCAACCAAGTTCTCGTTCAACTTTTCGTATTTAACCTAGTGAGGAGGGCATATGCTGGAAAAGCAGATAGACGTAGATAAGATCGAAGTTACTGATGACGGGGTTATTCATGTTCGTCAGCGGACCCGAATTCTTGAGAATGGGGAGGAGAGTATCAAAGCGTACCATCGCACAGCTCTGATGCCTGGCGACGATCTCACCGGGCAAGATGCCAGAGTCGTAGCAGTTTGCACCGCTGTCTGGACCTCCAATGTGGTGGAGACCTATCGAGCCAAGCTCGCAGCGTTGGAGGAAGGAAACATATAAAGAGGAAGCGACCGGGCCCATGCGCTAACATGATCCCGGCCACCAGTCCCACAGACCCAACCTGTGAGCCCAGCCAAGGCTTCCCGCCACGTCGACGCAGCGCGGGAAGCTTATCAAATCAACTTTGATAATTCAAGGAGCTCATGATGCATCACCCCGTTGTCCCCTGGATCGGCGGCAAGCGCCGACTCGCCCACAAAATCATCCCGCAGATCCCCAACCATCAGTGCTACGTCGAGCCGTTCTGCGGCGCCGCCGCCATATTTTTTATGAAGGAGCCGTCTAAAACCGAGGTCATCAACGACATCAACCAGGACCTGGTCACATTGTATAGGGTGCTGCAGCATCACCTCGAGGAGTTCATCAGGCAATTCAAGTGGAGCCTTGTCAGCCGGCAGATCTACCAATGGCTTGACGATACCCCGCCGGAAGTCCTTACCGACATCCAGCGGGCCGCGAGGTTTTACTACCTGCAGAAGCTAGCCTTCGGCGGGAAAGTCGATGGCCGTACCTTCGGCACCGCAGCCAGCTCAAAGCCCAGGCTCAACCTGCTCCGCATCGAGGAGGATCTAAGCCAAGCCCATCTCCGCTTAGCCCGCACCACCATCGAGCATCTATCCTGGGAGAAGTGCATATATAAATACGACCGCGACTACACCTTCTTCTATTGTGATCCGCCATACTATGGCACTGAAGGTTACGGCGTCGACTTTGCGCTGCAGGAGTACCTCAAGATGGCCGAACTGGCCAAGAGCATCAAAGGCAAGATGATGGTGAGCGTCAACGACATCCCCGAGATGCGAGCCGCATTTGAAGGCTTGAGCATGGAGACCGTCAGCATCGCGTACACCGTTGGAGGCGGCAGGCAAGAGAGCAAGGAGCTGATCATCAGGAACTGGTAA